TTACTAACGGTTATTTATATATATATATAAATAACCGTTAGTAAAGCTTAAACGAACATTAAGATTAACGACTAACGGTTATTAAGTAGGGATTAAGGGAACTTATGAACGGTTAGTTATTCACATAACAGTTATTTGTGTGTGAACAACTTTTTAACTAACGGTTATTTTATTCACATAAAAGTTTGCTTAATGTGAATAACTTAATATATTAATATACATAGTATTATAGAATTATAATTATAGGTTATAAGCTAAAATAAGGTATATATCTAAATTTTATAATATTATATTTATATAGATAGTAATATATTTATATATTTTTATATTAAACTATTAATTAGAATGTTTTTAGTGTACTATCGTTTTATATGTTGGTATGGTACTAAAAGAGTATCGTTATATTTGGTGGTGTGATATCTTAGGATGAAAGCTCAAGCACCGATTTATTTAGCGATGCCTGATCTTAATTAGTTGTTATATATTACAACTATTCAGGTGTTGCAGTTGATATAAAATCTAGCAGTATCTCTTCTGCATACACTAGATATTTTGCTTTTATTGATCCATCTTCTGTGATAATAGAGCTTTTAATCGTTACAGGTTGGTTTCCTGTTAATTGACTTTGACCTACAAGCTGTGTAATTGTTTTTTGAGTCTCATTGTAATCAAACATAATACCTGCAGTCTTAGTGTCTTTCATAATATAGCCCAAGTGGATTAAATCTGCATTGATGAGGTCTTGGAGGTATTTAAAAGCCCATTGTGGAGGTTCTTCCAATGTTTCTATATCAACACCCATATAAGTGCTAAAAGAGGCTTTATCGTAATTTGATAGCCTAAGCAGTATATCAAAAGCCTGTTTTGAAGTATTAGCAATGACTGTGAAGCTCTTTTCATCTATTTTATGCATAGTTATACCTTTTTTATCTAATTTTGTTATTTTGGCAGGTTTCTGATTGAATAATCAATATCTTTTTTTATTTTCTAGTGGTGGTAATAAATTTAACTGCCAATTGAATAGCAGAGCAATCTAACAGGCATTTCAAAGAAACTCTTTTTCTAATAGAATTTTCAGGAATAGGTAAAACTCTAGGAATAGGTAAAATATAATTAGGAATAGATTAGGAATAGGTTAGGAATAGGTTAGGAATACATAGTTAAAAAGGCTATAAAGCCCATAAATAAGGGCTTAATAAAGGTTTTTAATAATATAAAATAAAAGTATTTATAAAAAAAGTTTGAAGTGAGTTTTTAGGAAAGCAAAAAAATTGCTTATGTGTTCCTATTCCCATAAATAAGGGCTTTTTATGTGTTCCTGATAGTATTCCTGATGTATTCCTGATGTGTTCCTGATGTGTTCAAAAAAAATTTAAGTGTTCCTGTAGCTTTAAAGAAAGCTTAACAGGTCACTTTATGAAGATTGTTCTGCAGTAGTAGTAGTCATGAAGATAAAGTCTGATCCATCAAAATGAAATGATGTGATCTCTTCATGCTGTTTAATTTTTCTAAATTTCTCTTTGAGTCTTTTATTTTTAACCTCAAGAGTATCTTTAAATTTAAGATTGATAGTTGTCCCTCCTGAAAGGACTTTATTCCAAAAGCCACCAAACTTTTTATCGTCTTTTAAAATGTGTTCAAGAGCAATAGCTTTGCTGAACCACTTTAAAGAAGTGTTAGAGATGAAACCTGCTTCAAACTCTTTAATAAAGATCTCTTTCATTTTTCTATTTGGATGATTAAAAGAAATATGTCTTTTTGAATTGTAAGTGTCTCCTGTATTATCATCAAGAGTAAAAGCTTGATATTCTTTTTTTACAAGAGTTTCATTCATAATGTCTTGGATAGCTTCATCAAGTATATCTGATAGAGTGTCAATGTCTTGGTTTCTAAATGCTGTTTTAAGTACAGCTTCATGAGTAGCCATTGCATCCTGTATAACTTTTTTAGATTGGTTTTCAACTGTTGACATAGCTAGTTTTCTATCATACTCACACATTTTAAGATGTACTAAGAAGTGATCTCTTTCTGATTTAATTAAGTTCACAAATTCATCAATAGTCTTTTTAAAATCAGTCTCAGCTACATCAATAAGTTTTCGTGGCTTAGTTTCAATGATAGTGAACCTACCATCTGATTGATCCATAGGAATTGGAAGATCATCATTAGATAAAAAGATACAGTTACAATGTAAAGTGATCATATAAGGGTTTGTGTGCATCGTTCTGATTTGATACTTGTCCTCAGATACAATCTGTTTAATTTTATTTCCAATATCTTTATCTGTTTTAAAATCTCCCTTAACTTCATCAAATGTGATAAATAGTTTATCTTCTAAATATCCATTAAAATTATCTGCTAAGTTTGAGTTTGTAGCAATAAAACAATTTGCCTCATGCATTGCATACTCAATAATTTTAGTTGCAAATACACCTTTTCCAGTTCTTTGGATACCTTTTAATACAGGTGCAGTTTTTGTTTTAAGTGAAGTATTTAAAATTGTACTGAACCAATTTAAAAGATATATCCTCTCTTGGTTATCAGGTGCTATATTTTCCAATAATGCATTAATTGCAGGGTATCTTCTTGGCATAGTAACATTTACAAACTTTTCAAGGTTCACAACATTATTAACTTTAACATCTAAAAAACCATGTGGAGTGTAAGTATTGAAAAACTCTCCATAAAATTTATCTTTTAGTGGCTCAAATTCTTTGTAATATGGATTAAGCTCTCTAATGATTAGATTTAACTGTGCAGGTTCGATAAGAGTTCCCATTAACTTTTTAGACTCTTTATCAATAAAAGCTTTTAATACATTTTTAGTAATTCTATCAGCTAAAAGTCTATCATGCTCTACACCTGATCTATCTGTATTTTTATATCTTATGATCCTTACAAAAGTATCACTTAATGCATCAAGAAATACAGTTGCTTCTCCCACTCTGTCAAGCTTTGCATTTTTCTTAGCATATTTAACATAGGCTTCTTTTAAATCTTTCATTAAATCAGCTGTTGAATATTCAGGATCACTTTCTTTTTTCTTATTTAATGACTCTTTGGTCTTATAAAATTCTTCAAGTAAAATCTGAGATTTACCATCATTATGAAGTTTATTTTTTTCTCTTATATGTTCTACACTTGAAAGGTACTTTGGTACTTCCATAAAGAAGTCATCTTGCTCTGTAAGGTTTTGTTGTGCCTCTTTTTGGATAGCTTGTATTTTTTGAGTGATATTATTTTTCATTTACTTATCCTCACTTTGAAGATAGTCCACAAAATCAAGTCCACTATCGAAATTTAAAAAGTTTTTAGTATTAAAACTATTGGCATTTATAAAGTTGATATAATTTGACAAAACAATATCTTTGTTTGATTTATCAGGTAAAAGGGTATTTTCTTTTTGAGCAATAAAATTATTTATAATCTCTATTGTATTTTGATAATAGCATTTAATAAAATTTAAATATGCTTTTGCTCCTGCTAAATCTCCATCAAACATAGTAATAAGTGAGTAACCTCTATTTATATAATCTTTAATATAATCAATAAGCCTCTGATCTATTTTATTTGATGTGCTTTCAAGTGTGATAAATGGAACTGAATATAAAAGAGCATTAAGTCCGTTTTTAATTCCCTCTCCAACTATAAAGTAACGATCAGATGTTTGCTTACTCATAATTGATTCAACCTCTTTTCTAAAAGGGTACAGGAAGAATTGACCTCTGTTATGTGAATTTTTATAGATATATTTAGGATCGGACCAATTTTCATAAGATTCAGGTTTTACAGGTCTATAAGCAATAATATCAACTATTGAATTCTTATCATCTCTTAGTATGATTGAAGCACATTGAAAGTGTTCTGAGTATCCTAAAATATTTTTATGAAGATAATCTATTTTTGCAGTTGCATCAAGAGGTAATGTTTTAGTCTCAAAAAGCTTTTGATATTCTGTACTAACAATATAATGAGTTAAATTGTTGTCTTTATCAAACACCTGTGCAGGTCTTCTAAACTTAACATTATTTAAGTCATTCTTACCAAAAAAACCAAGCTTTTGGAAATCAACTTCTTTTTTCTCTTTTGCTTCTTCTTTTCTTTTTATTTGTAAAGCAGGATCAATTTTGTAAGTGTCCTGACCATTTAATTCTTTTAATCTCTTTATACCATCTGCAAGGTTCTTCTTTTCCATGTACATGATAAGATCAAGTACACTTCCACCTGTAATATTTCCATTAAAGTCACTAAATATTTGTTTATCTGCATTTATAACGATACTTGAGTTATCTTTATATTTATAGTTAGCTCCTGTTTTTTGAAGCTCTCCATAAAGTTCTGCAATGTTTAAAATGTCGAGTGATTGTTTTAGTTCTTCGATAGATGGTTCGTTATTATCGCTCATATTATTATCCTATTTTAAATTAAGTTTAATTTATAAGTAGCTATAATACGAGCAGTCAAACAAGCTTTATAGCTACAAATAAAAACTAGGTAGATTTTTTAAATCTGCCTTTTTTTATGCCTTTCTAACTCCTGATTGAATTAAAAAGTTTCTCATAAAAGTTTCCATTACAGCTGACTTATTTAAGTTCTCTTTGTCTGTGTAAGTATTAAAATCGTGTACTAAATCTTCGCTGATTGAGTAATTAACTCTTTTTTTCTTGTATTTAACAGGAAAAAGAGCTTCATTCTCAGGTACTGTGTATTTATCTCCACCCATGTAAAATCCTTTGGTTTGATTTATATTTTAAAAATTATACACACGATTTACTTAAACTTACATAAACTATACTCAAATTATAGTACAGTATGTTAAACTAAATTAAAAATCACTCCTTTTATTTTGATTGACTATTGTCTTAATTGTTATCTCTTTTAATCCATACATTTGAGCTAATTTTGCATATCTGTAGCCTTTATTATCATTGTCATATCTTATACAATGATCTCTTTTATATATGATAAATTCTTGTATTTGGGGGATTAGGTCTGATTTATTTTGATATTTGTTTTTAAATTCATCAAATGAAATACTGTGATCTTTAGTATCGTTAATTATTAGTGATAGAAGTTCCACCTGTTCATCTGATAATTTCTTTGCAATGCCTCTGCTCGAGTTTCTTTTGTCTGTATCATAATATTTATCTCTAAAAGAAAAATAAGACTGCTGAGTAATTTCGTATTCTCCATCTACCATTACAGCTTCTAAATAACCTCTTCTAATGTAATAATTTACATTTTGTCGATCAGTATTTAAAAAAGATGCAATATCTGATGTACTATACATTTTCATTATTCTCCACATGGTTTTTAAGTTGTATCCATAATCTTGGAGGAATGTTATAAGTATCTTCAAGTAATACAGCTCTTGCAAGGCTCGGAACGCTCTTCCCTGCTTTGTATTTTTGTGCTTGATCTCTTGTTACTCCACTCGTTTTTGCTAAGTCTGTTGCTGGTATATTTAGGATAATATCAAAATTTTCATTTTTCATGAAATGAGTATAATAAAATTCTCCTTTATGTATAATTAAATTCATTTCATAGCTAAAACGGAATATAATAAGACTAATGTATAATATAATTATACATATACAACTAAAAAAGGTTTATTATGTTTGGTATAAATTTAAAAAAATATAGGGTTTTAAAGAAATTAAATCAGGGTGAACTAGCTATTAGAATCAATGATCTTATAGGTAGCAATTATACAAAAGACAATGTTGGAAAATGGGAAAAAGGAACTAATCCAAAACTTGAAGTAATAGGAGCAATTGCTGATATATTAGACATACCTGAACAATTTTTATTTAATGATAGTAATGAGGCAATAAGCAAAATAGTAGAAAAGGAAATCCCAAATTTTACTAATATGGTGGAGCATACAAAAAAGATCAGTTTATTAGATGGATATGTTGGTGCAGGAAGTGCAGGAATTATTGAAAAGGTGGAAACTGTTGACTATTTGTATGTAGATAATTATACAATTAAAAAAGCTTATCAGGATCATGATATAAAAGGTCTTACTGTTGTAGGAGATAGTATGAGTCCTTATGTTGATTGTTGTGACATAGTATTGTTTGCACCACTTGAAGAGGGAAAATATAATTATTCAGATGGTAAATATATCATTACAACCGTAAACGGAGCAATGGTTAAAAATCTTTCTTTTAGAAGTAATGGAGATATTATAATATCATCTTGTAATAAGGCTTATCCTCCTGAGACAATAAAGTCTAGTGAAACTCAGGAGTTCTTAGATATTGTGGGAATAGTAGTGGGTAGAATTTTAAAGTCTTAATATTGACATAGTTCGGCATTTGGATTTGTCATAGGGTTTTGTTGTAAAAGATTTGCTTCAATATCTCCACTACAACCAAAATGACTCCAAGCTTCCTTACATAATAAACCTTTTTCATTATCAGATAGGGCTATATTTAATCCTTGCATATAGTCTTTATTGTAAGTTCCTTGCCTTGTATCTGTACCAATTTTATCTTTAATTTTATTCTCTGTATCAAGTCTCATTTTGAGATCATCACACATTAAACCTGCTTGTAATGAATAAGCAAAACTTTTAACTAAAGCTCCATCATTTTTATTATATTTTACATCCTGTACAGGTTCTTGGATAATTTCTTTTTTAACAGGTGTTTGATCTGTTGTCTCTTCACTTGGAATTATTAACATAATTACAGCAAAAAAACCAACTGCACCTAAAAAGAATTTTGTACTTGTTTTCATTTAGATCCTTTATCGCTTTTTTTAACGATGTGATATCTCCGATTGTATCGTAAAACTATTTACAAAAAAGTATATTGATTAATCAATCTCCATTTTGACAAAATACATCTATTATAAAAATATTTTAGGGGATCAAGTGCCAAATAAACTTTTATCTGAGACAGCAAGTGCATATTTTGATTATGGTGTTTTAGGAATTACGGTGGTTGTTTTATTGATTGTTACAGGTCTGCTAGTTTGGTACATCTTAAAAGATAAAAAGAGCGATAAAGAGCTTGGAGAGGCAATTAAAAAAACTGCTGACAATCAAAAAGAATTTATTGTTATGTACCAAGAGAGCCAAAAACAGCATAAGGAAATTGTAGGGCTTTTAAATGAAACTTTAGAAGTTGAACGAGCAAATACAAAAGAGTGCTACATCGGTGTAGCTAACAGAATGGATCAACTACATAGCAATATACAGTTAGTTTTAGAACTTCAAAAACAAAAGTAAAAAAATGAATATACAGTACGGATTAATAACTGAGTTTAGATACACAACTTTATCAAGTGGTAAAAAGCTTGAAGTAAAGGTTAATGTAGATAACAGAGTTACTAATTGGTTGCCTGTAAAAACAAAAGCTTCTCTTTCTTTAGTGGAGCATATACCTGTAAGAATTAAAGATCAAGTTATTGTATTTAATCCTTTTGGAGAGAATGAAGATGGTTTTGTAGATAGAAACCTTACTTATAAAGATATTCCACTTCCTGCAGGTGTAGATGAAAATAAATTTTATAAAGAGTTTGAAGATGGTACTACTTATATACATGATACTAAAACTAAAGAGATCTCTTTAGATACTCCATGTGAAATCACGATCACAACTGCTAAAAATGTAAATCTAAAAGCAAAAATTATAAATGCTGAGTGTGATACTTCTAACCTCAAAGCTAAACAGGTAAATATTGATAGTAAAGATATTAATAATGGTCTTGGTGGTACAGGTGTACAAACTGATGATTCTATCTGTAATCTTACAGGTTTACCTTGTAGCAATGGAAGTTCTACTGTAAAGGCTACGATGTGAGTTCTATACTAAAACAAAATATCAAAGATGAAATGAAAGCAGTTGGTTTCAAAGAAACTGACATGAACGATAAATTAGCTGAGGCACTTGCAAAAGCTGTTCAAAAATATCTTAATTCTGATGTTCAAGCAAATGTAAGTGGTGGTTCATCAAATGGATCACATAAGGTGGTTGCATCATGATACAAATATTAAGTAGTAATTTACCACTTGGAATGGATGGTTATCAAGTAAGTGCAGAGGATAGTTTTATAGATGCATTTAACACTCCAAAGGGTTCTGTGATTGGTAAACCTGATTATGGAACTGATGCTCATAAATTGAAGCATAGAAGCTTTAACAGTTCATGGATAATTGATTTTAAAAGATGTTTGAAAGATGCTTGTAAACATGATCCAAGATTGACTTATAAAAATGCTTTAGTTGATGTAAGTTCTGCAAGTAGTGGGAAAATATATTTTAATGTATATATTGGATTCTATTCAATAAAAGGGGTTTTTGATGTATAAAGATTTATTAGATCAACTTTCTTCTTTACAAGAGCCTACAGGGTTTGAAAATAAAAGCTTTGATGAATTATTAGCTGAGAATGTCGCTTTAGCTAAAGAGATACTTGGTAATGATTGGCTTCCTTTAGAATCTGATCCATACATGAAAAAGTTAAGAGTACTTACACTTAGACAGTTACACAATCAAGCTGATAAAAACGAAACAATCAAACAGTTACTTTTAACAACTGCTACAGGTTCAGATTTAGACAATCTAGGAGCAGAACTAAAGGTATTTAGAGACTTAGGGGAATATCCATACACTAACTTTGAGTTTAAACTTTTAACTGCAGGTACTACAGATATAACGATACCAAAAGGTTTAGTTTTAAATAGTGATGATGATAAATACAGTGCAATTGTATCTGATAATGTAATCATCAAAGCAGGGGAATTAACAGCACTTGTAAAAGTAGAGCTTGAAGAGTATGTTTACCAAAGTGAGGTTAAAACTGAAAATATAGTGACAGAGCTTACTTTTTCACTTGAAGCTAAACAGCTTGATATTTTTAATAATGGTTCTGATCAAGAAGATGATGAAAGATACAGATTAAGAATTATTGCTTCTAATGATAAATATTCAACTGCAGGAAGTGAAGAGGCTTATAAATACTTTGTTTATAGCTCAGATAGTCGTATAGATGATGTGTCAATCCCAAATGACAATGAACCATTAGAAGTTAATATTTATATTGCTTCATTTGATATTGTAGATGATGCAATGATCCAAAGAGCTTATGAAAATTGTAATGCAAAATATACACGACCTCTTGGAGATGAATTAAATATCTTACCTGCTGAAATTATAGAGGTTGATCTTACTGCTGATATTGAATTGTTTGATTTACTAAAACAGTCAGAGATTGATACAACAATCAAAGCAAATTTAAATAATTCTTTTTTTATCGGTCAGGACTTTGTACAGTCTGATTTTGTAAGAAAGTGTCATATAGATGGTGTATATAAAGTTAATAGTGAGTTTAAAGATGTACTTGCAACAAATAAACAGATCATCAAAATAAAATCAATTAACTTTACATATAGGGAGGCACAGATATGAGTTTGCTTCCAAAAAATACATCTCTTAAAGATCAACAATTTGCAGAGCTTTTAGATGGTCGTTCACAGGTTAATTATAGTGATTTAAAAATTGATCCTTTAACTTGCAATATTTCACTTTTACCACACTTAGCAATTATCAAAGGTGCAAATATTGACAATATGGCTGAGAGTGAAGCTAGAACATATCTTAAAACATTTAGTAAAAAAGCTAATGGAACGGTTGGAGCTGTAGAAGATGCAGTTAATGTTCTGTTTGATAATGCTCAACTCGTAGAGTGGTTTGAAGATAAAGAGAGATTTAAAAAAGGTCAGTTTGGTGTTTCTGTAGATGTAAGAAATGATGACACTAAATATGATGAGAGATTGTTTTCTGTTTCTAATAGGCTGATTAGAACTGCTAAGAATGTAAGAAGCAAATTCATGGGATTTGATGTCAAATATCCTTTAGTTGCAGGAAATATATCAAATAGTGGGGGTGCAGTTATAAATATCAAATTAAAAAACCATCTAAGCTTCAACGGGAGCTTAAATCTTAACATCACAGGAGGTGTAATATGGACGGTTTAGTTGCAGTTCCTCATGCAGATGGAATACAACTTTTAAAAGACAAATTATTTAGTGATATTACTAAATTTAGTTTGGTTGATGAAAATGGAGAGCTTTATTATACAGCTGATATTCATAGTGTGTTCTTTGATACTAATGGTATTTTAACAGCTTCTATTATCATCCCAAAAGAGGATAACTTTACATCTTGGAATAGTGGTATTTTACTACAAACTGATGATGATGTAATAGTTTGTACAGTTCCAACACAACCTATTAAATTTGTAACAGGTATTGGTGGAGAGCAGGAAGTAAAACTTACTATTAGTGGGGATGCTTCAACAATCGTGTTTAAAAAAGATGAGTATATCACAATTACAGAAGCAGAAAATATACTTATCAATATTGTTAAAAGTGGGAGTTCTAAGCACAGTTTAAATTCTGATAAGCTTGAAAATAACAATTTAGAGCAAGTTTTAACAAAAGCTTTACCAAAATCAACAATTATAACAGTACCTACTTCTGTAGTACCTGATGGTTTTTTAGAGTGTAATGGTGCTGAATTATCAAGAGATCTTTATAGTGATTTGTTTGATGCAATAGGTACTGTTTACGGTGCAGGTGATGGAAGTACAACTTTTAATATTCCTGATTTAAGAGGGGAGTTTATAAGAGGTTTTGATAGTGGTCGTGGTATTGATGCAGGTCGTATTATTGGTACATATCAAAAAGGTTCATTAATTGCAGGTAATGATAATCAAGATACTTACAATGGTACAACTCAAAATATCTTACATAATAATAGAAAAACGATTGGTCTTGAAACACCAGATTTAAGTGATGTACCAAATGACTTAATAATCTTAAATGGAGATTCTACAAGTGGTCATTATTCAAAACAATCATTACCTTCAATTGCAAATTGGTTTGGTACACCTAGACCACGAAATATAGCAATGATGTATTGCATCAAGTATTAGGAGTAAAGCATGAAAGTATATAACTATGACAAAAATACAAAAGAGTTTCTTTCTACAAGTGATGCAGCAGTTAATCCACTTGATAAAGATAGCTTTTTAATTCCTGCAAATGCAACGACAATTAAACCTTTAGAAACTAAAAAAGGTTTTACAATTTGTTTTAATGATGATAAGTGGGAATATGTAGAAGATAACAGAAATAAAACTGTTTATTCTATTGAAGATAAAACAGAAAGTTTAGTTGATTATTTAGGAGCTATTAAAGATGGTTTTACTCTTTTAGTTCCTGCACAGTTTGATAAATGGGAAGTAGATAAATGGGTAGAAGATACAAAAACAAAGATAAAAGCTGAGGCTGAGGAAAAAGTACAAGCTATTGAAGATTATGTTTATTCAAAATACCCACTAACTAAACAAACACAAGATGATAAGTGGGAAGCTAACTTTTCAACTAAGTTAAAAGCTACTGGTGTGACTGAATTAGAAAAGAAGATCGTTGAAATGGTAACTTCTTTTTTTAGTGGGAAAACACTTGCTGAGATTGTATCAGGTTTAGATGATGCAGTTAAGCCATTATATGAAAAGTTAGTGAAAATTGGTGTTAGAAATGAGTGGGCTTATCTTTGTATCCAAGAGGGTACAAACGCAATAGCTGAACAAAGGGAAGCAGTATATCCTGAGTTCCCAAATTTTGATTAGAAAGGATTAATAAAATGGGTGGAATTAAAGTATTAGATGTAAAAAACATTAGCCCTACAGCAGTTGCTATTACAAGTACAACTGTTATTGGGATTGTTGGTACTGCATTTTTAACAAATGTAAGTGATGAGATTAAAGATCAGTTAGCTGATACAAGTAAAGCAGGTCTTTTAAGATTTAGTAATGCTGAGGAAGCTTTAGAGGTATTTAAAGAGTCGGCAGGAACTTTAAGAGAGGATTTATATGACATTCACTTACAAAATGTGAAGAGTCCAATTATTATCTCTTTAGTTGAAATTACTGAGGAACAATCACAGCAGGACCATTTTGACTTTTATGGAGATCCTGAGATCAAAACAGCGATTTTAGATGCACTTTCAAGATTGAAGATGGCAAAAACTGTTCATGCTACAAAAGTAAGACTTCCAATTTGTGGATGGTTTACTCATGATGATACTGTGCTTGATGCTCTTAACTCACAAGTTACAGGAACTAAAACTATCTCAGTTGCAAATGCAAAGAATGAAAATGTATCTGATGCATTATTATGGCTTAAAGAACAGGCATCTAAGAGACACTTGTCTGTACCTTTTTATAGAAAGGTTTGGTCGGTATTTGATGATGCATATATCTTAAAACCTTACTCTGCAATTGTTGCAGGTCATATTGCATATTGGGATGCAAAACATGGAGAGTTTGGAACTTGTTTTGATCATGCAAATAGAACGATCTTTAATATGGGAGATTGTCAAGTTCCTCTTTTCTACGAGGAGGGGGAAGATACTTGTGATGTGAATATTATCGCTAATGCAGGTGGTTGTCTTTGTATCAATGATGAGATCATGGGGAATATTTTATATAACTTTGAGACTCCATCGGATGACACGAGATTTAACAAACTTGAAACAATGAGATACTTTGATCTTATTAATGAAGAGTCACAAAAAGCATTAGTTAAACATAAGCACAGACCAACTACTGAGGTACTTGATCTAGCTCGTGCTGATATTGAAGCTTTCTTGCTTAAATCAAAAAAAGCAAATGCAACTGTTGGATTTGATGTTTGGTGGTCAGATAGAAATACATCGACAGATATTTCTGCAGGTATCTTGTATCTTGACTATAAAGCAGGAAACAATGTGGGTGTAAGAACTATTGTTCTTCAAGGTTATGCTACTAGTGAATATTACACAGTAGAAGTTTAAAAGGGAGATTGAATTATGCAAAAAAATGGATTAGGTCAACCTGCTCAAAGCTTGACAGGACTGTCAATTTTAGTAGGTGGTAAAAACACATTTGGTTACACAGGAGATGGCACAAAAGCTCCTGAGTTTGAATTTGAGACAGTAGATGAAGATAGCACAGGGATTGTAAAAGTTCCAAAAATGACTTTAGAAGTTGAAAATCTTGGTGCTGAGTTTATTGCTCATATTGCAGGTGGACTTCCTTTTGTTCTAAAAGGGAATATCCATGAGGATGGTGTAAACAAACCAATCGTTATTACAGCACAGGGTCAGCTTCATAAGATGGGTCAAGATGTAAAGGTTGGAGATAAGGTTAAAAGAACATTTGAAATTAGAGTGGATATGTTCTCTGAGATCGTGGATAATATTCCAACAATTGTTTACACAAGACACCCTTATAACTTAGTTATGGGTGGAATTCCAATGTCTGCTGATTTTAGCAGTAATGTATAAAAAAATATAAAAGGTTGAGTGATGGCAAAAGATACTATTCAATATGAAAGTAAAAAGGTGGCTTTAAGCAGAGTTTATCCATTTGGAGAGACAGCTAAAGCTAAAGTTAGAGGTGTTGAGAAAGATGTAACAGTTGTAACTGTTCAGGAGCTTACAGGTCAAGATGATGAAAACCTGTTAAAGCAGGAATCTCAATCAGTTTATGCAGAGATCAGTGCATCGTGTGGTTTAACACTTGATGAAGCTAAAAAGCTAAGTCGTGGAGATGCAATGCTGATCAACGAGGTGCAACAATCTTTTTTGTGCGACTCGGAGGAGATAGAGCTGATAGGTTAGAAGCCTACAGCTTAATAACAGAGTTTTTCTTTTTATCAGTCAATGAACAAAAGAAGATGCCTGTTAGAGAGTGGCTTGAGTATTTTGATGTTGCAATCAAGAAACACAAGCAAAAGTTAGAGTGGATGAGTTTAGCTCATCGTTAATATTCCTGTAAATTCATTAATTTATAGGTTGGCTTGGCTGTAAAAAATACAAAAAACCAAAAAGGATACATTATGGGAAATGCTATTAATAGTATTAATCAAAAAGAGTCAGTTGATGCAATCCAAGCATCTTTACAAGCAGATGGTCACGAGATCACAAAAGCTGATATTGACAGAGTGCTTGACAAAGCAAGAGATTTATCAATTGCTACATTAGTTGCTGGTAAGTCAATCAAAGTAAGAGGTCTTGGGTCTTTAACTGTTAGAGAGCACCAAGCTAGAGATTACAAATTACCTGATGGTACTGTTGGAACTGCACCTGCAGGTTTCCATGTTCAATTTGTAGAGTCTGATAGCTTACTTGAAGCTATGAACACAACTCCATCAATCTAATTGGTGGTTTAAATTAAGAGGCAGGTTATCTTGCCTCTTATATTTCTTTTTAGAGGTTCTCAAGTATCGCTTTTTATAGTGATGTTAGATCTAAAGGAACTTTAAAAAGAGATATATAAGAAAGGGGTATTTATGGGTTTAGGTTCTGTTAGTCTTAATATGGTGTGGAATCCTGCCATAAAGGGTTCAAACTTTCTTCAAGCAAGTGTTAAAGGTATTCATACCTATGCTACAAAAGTAACAAGAGCCGATTTATTAAGAGCTACTAAGTTTGGTACATTAAATAGAAATGTAAAACAGTTACAGGGTCACTTAGGACACATTAGAAGTCAAACTGCAAAAATATCAGCTAATCCAATAAGACTTGATGTAAAAACGAGTAGAACATCTTTAAAAGAAGCTAGAAAAGATATGACAGCTATTGAGAAAGATGCAAAGCAAGTAGCATTTTGGACTAAAAAAACTGCTGAGAATTTAAAGTCAGGAACTAATGCTCAAAAAAGAACTATGTCTAAGCCAGTTGGTGCAGGTTCTGTTGTTGGTGCTGTAGGAATGGCAACAATGATAGCTTTACCATTTAGAGCAAGTATTCAATTTGAAGCAAGTATGGGTCGTGTTAAAGCTTTAAGTGGTGCAACTAATGAAGAGTTTAAACAGTTAAATCAAACAGCTTTATTTTTAGGTAAAACAACTGAGTGGTCAAGTTCTCAAATTGCTGATGGTATGCAGTTCTTATCAATGGCAGGGTTTAATGCAAAACAAACAATTTCTGCAATGCCTGGTCTTTTATCTCTTGCAACTGCAGGTGCAACTGATCTAGCAACTACAAGTGATATTGCTTCTAATATTATGGGTGGTTTTAATATTGATCCTGCTCAAACAATAAATGGTATGAGTGCAATGAGTTATGTATCTGATGTATTGGCAAAAACAATCACTTCTGCGAATGTAGATATGAGAATGCTTGGAGATACAATGAAGTATGTCGCACCTGTAGCCAAAACAGCAGGGATGAACTTACAAGAAACTTCTGCAATGGCAGGTCTTTTAGGAAATATTGGTATTCAAGGATCAATGGCAGGTACTACTCTTAAATCAATGATCTTAAGACTTGCTAGTCCAACAGGTGGAGCAAGAAAAGCTTTAGAACAATTAGGAGTCTCTGCTCTTGATGCACAGGGAAATATTAGAAGTATGCCTTTTATTCTAAAAGAGGTGGCTAAAGCTACTGCTGATATGGGTTCAGGAGATAGATTAGGTTTCATTAAAAAAGTGTTTGGAACTGAACCTGCAGCAGGAATTAATAAACTTATAGAACAAAGTGGAAGTGGTGCATTAAATAAATATTTAGATGTAGTAAATAATTATAAAGGATCAGCTTCAAAAATAGCAGGTATTCAATTACAAACTACAGCAGGACAATTTAAACTTTTAGGCTCTGCAATGGAGGGGCTTAGTATTAGTGCAACTACAGGACTGCTTCCAACAATAAGATGGGTTACAAATGGTTTAACTTCTGTTGCAGGTGGTATTGAAGCATTTACAACAAAATATCCAAATGCATCTAAATGGGTGTTTGGTTTAGCTTCTGCTTTTATTGTTGGTTCTGTAGCTCTTGCAGGGTTTGGTCTTGTAGCTAGTGGAGTTGCTACTGCTATTGGTTTTATATCTCTTCCTGTTCTTGCAGTTGTGGGTGGTATATCTTTACTTATAGCAGGTGGTGTTGCTTTATATAAAAATTGGGATAACTTGAAAAATAAAGCAGGTCAAATTTGGACTAATATTGTAACTGCAATTAAATCTCCATTTGTATCTGTTTTTAATTGGATTGATGAAAAGTTTAAAAAGATATTTGCAGTTGCAAATAAGGTTAAAAGCTTTTTAGGTTTTGGATCTGATAACGATAAAAAAAGCGATACTGCAGGTAATAAAAAAGAGGGTGGATTTTGGTCTAAAACTAAAAGTTTATTTAGTTGGGGTTCTGATGATAAAAAAGAAAATACTCTTAAGAAACCAAAGCTTTTAAATAACATACCTGTTAATAATACGGACTATAAGAAAACCTTAACAACTTCTTCTCTAAAAGAGGTGGGTATCCCTAAAGTTCCTTTAGAGTCTGTATCTGATGTAACTGCTCAAACAATCACAGAGCATAAAAACACTATGCAAAATAACAGCACCAACAACAATAAGCCAGTTACTCAAAATATCACTCAAACTATTAATGTACAGGCTAAAGATGGAAAGGTGGACTATGAGGATTTAAAAGAGAAATTTATCAGAGTTCAAAAAGAGATCAAATATGAGGAAATGGATACATCTTTAGAAGATGCATCTTAAATTCAATACAAAGGAAAAAAAGAATGAAAAAAATGTTAATGGTACTACTTTTAGTTAGTGGTTTATTTGCCAATAATTGGGATGAAGCAAAGGTTGTTTATGTTGAAGATGGAGACACTCTATTTTTACAGGAAAAAGGTGGGAAAAAGTTTAAAGCTAGACTTATTGCAATTGATACTTTTGAAACAAAGTTTAATCACAGGGTATTCAAACAATTGGAGACTTTAAAAAATATCCATCCAAATAATCCAAAGCATAAAGATAAATATAGTCATACAGTTAAAAAAGTGATTAGTCTTGGATTTAAAGCTAAAGATTTTGTTTCTAAAAGATATTTAGGGAAAACAGTTAAATATCACTCGTATGGTAAAGATAAATACGATAGAGAGCTTGTATGGATTCAGGTTTTAAACTATCAATTAGTAAGACAGGGTTGGGCTGTGTACTATCCAAATAATAAGATACATAAGCAAAGAAAAGCTTATCTTTTAGAGCTTAGTCGTGAGGCTAACTTAGAAAAAAGAGGGATTTATAAAAGGTTTTAAATGGCTGATACATTAGATAGTTTAACCAATGGTATGGAGATGGGTAAGCTCGGAGAGTTTGCTTTTTATATTGATAAAAACAAATATAAAAAAATATCTCAATCTTTAACTGCAACACATGGGAGCTTTACACCGATAAAGGGTCAAAAGCTTTTAACTGATAGTGGGGGATATGAAAGAAAAATCACACTTAATGGAGTGTTGGTTGTTCAACCTACAGATGCATTAAAACCATTGGAAGATTATCTTATCGCTCGTGATCCGATCAGGTTCACTACCTTACAGCATGATTTAGATGTAGTTATAAATAGTCTAAATACTACTGAGGAGCATTTTTTAGATGATGGTAGGTTCACAGTACAAACTTACAATCTTTCTTTAGAGGAGAGTTTTGATGAATTACAGTAATTATGAGTCTAATACAGGAGATAGAATTGATTTAATTGTTTTAAAGCATTATGGAAGCTTAGAACATCTAAATACAGTTATAGCTCACAATAAACACTTATTTGATAAGTCTATGGACTTAAAAAGTGGTACAACAATACAACTTCCTATTATCATCAAAGATCAAGCCACAGAGCAGGAAACTGTATCTAAGAAAAGAGAGCCATTATGGTAAAAGATACTGTTGAACTTAAGATCGGTGGAGAGCTTGTAAATATAGAGGATATATTAAGTTTATCTTTTAATGACTGTGCAGGAAGCAAGTCTGATAAAGTAAGTTTAAAAGTTGTTCCAAGCTTTCCAAGACCTGCACCAAATACTAAATTAGAACTTACTTTTAAATCATTTGTAAATGATGAGTTAAAAGAGAGTTTAGAATGTGGTTTATTTCATACTCAAACAGTTACTAGGAGCAATAATAAAACATTGTCTTTTAGTGCTACAGGTGTTGAATTTAATGAGAAACAAAAGGAAAAACTATCAAACAATTATAAAGATACTAAGTTATCTAATATAGTGGATATTGTGGCTAAAAGGCTTGGTCATAGTGTAAAGTTTAAAACACTTGATCCTACTATTAAATCACTACTACAAACTAATGAAACTGACATTAACTTTTTAGAGAGAATAGCCAAGCAATATAATGTAACATTCAGTATAAAAAATGACATCATTTATTTTGTAAATAAAGATGATGAAACTCTGCCTGAAACTACTATCAATATTGAACATTGCGAAAGCTCATCTATTAAACATACCACTAAAACATATTATCAATCGTGCGAGTGTTCTTGGCATGATGTGGATCAAGGAAAGCTTTTAGTCGTTACTTATGGCGATGGTACACCATGCTTAAAGGTTAAGGGTGCTTTTAAAGATGATAGAGATGCAAAAATAAAAGCTCAAGCAAAATTACTTCAAGCAAACAAGGGAACGGTTCAAGGTTCTTTTTCTAACAGAGGAATAGCTTTATATGCAGGTACAAAGGTAAATGTTACAGGTACTTATGAGAGTGAAGATGATGGAGTTTATTCTGTTGAGAGTTGTACTCATACTTGGTCTAGGTCAGATGGTTGGGTTACTGATGTGGAAATTCAAAATTAATAAAAGGAAATTGTATGCAGGAATTTAGAGGAAAAATCATTTTAGAGAAAGTTGAGGATAAAGAGTTTGCTTATTTAGTGCTTGATCCTGTAGCTTATGAAAATAAAAAATATTTAATTGAGGTTTCAGGTGGTTGGGAAACTGATGGAGCGAGTGTTCCTAAAGTGTTTCAAAATATATTCTCTTCTTATGGGGAGCAGACTATCTTTGGAGCTATCATCCATGATGCTTTATATATGTCTGAGGCTTTACCTCGTAAAGAGTGTGATCTTATCTTCTTGGAGCTTCTAAAGCTCAAAGGGGTGGGTTGGTTTAAAAGAAGAGTTATGTATAGAGCTGTAAGGCTTGGTGGTGGCTTTGTATGGAAAAAACATAAAAAGTCTAAAGTTAAAAAAGCTAAGAAGTTTGTAAAAATCACAGTAAAGGGTAAATAATGAAGATTTTAAAAGTTTTAGCAATGGGTATTATGATGGCTGTTGCAATGAGTGGGTGCATGAGTGAAAAAGCATATATGACAGGAAAGGTTATCTATAAAGGTGCTAAGACTGTTTATGTTGAGTTACCTGTTGAGAATGAAAAGTTAGAGGTTCTTGATAAAGTTGTAGTGACTTATGATAAAGCTCGTACAACTGTAAAAGAAGAATTGGAGCGACAAAAAGACAAAAAAAAAGAAGTTGCGAGTTCTTCAAAAGCTCAAGAGCTTTAATTGTGTGTTGGTGGTAGATTATGGATAAGTTTTATAAAGCTTTTGAAACTGTAATCGGTCATGAGGGTGGTTATGTATTTGATCCTGATGATAAGGGTGGGGAGACTAAGTTTGGAATTTCTAAACGGTCTTATCCAAATGTTGATATTAAATCTCTTTCTTTAGTAGATGCAAGGGAAATTTATTTAAATGACTTTTGGAATACACAAAAGGGAGATTTAGAAAAGTTACCTGAGATTATCGCTATTGAGGTGTTTGATACAGGTGTCAATATGGGTATTAATATAGGTCGTAAAATCTTACAAGTGGCTCTTAATCTTTTAAATAGAGTAGAAACTTTATATCCTGATCTTCTTGTTGATGGTTGGATAGGGGATAAGACATTAAAAGCAATAAGAAAAGTTGATAATAGAAAACTATTAAAAGTTCTTAATGGCTTACAATTCAAAAGATACTACGACATAGTAGAGTATGACCACTCACAAGAGAAATTTTTTGCAGGTTGGGTTGAGAGAACATGAGATCATTTCTTTTTTTAATGGTTTTATCCCTTTCATTGGTAGCAAACAATAATAGTGAAATATGTATTGTTACTACTTCTCATCCTGATGGGGATAATATTGAAAATGTAAAGTTTTACAATGGTTATCAAAGTGCTTTAGATGAAGCAATAGAACGAGCTTATGACTCTTATAATTATCATTGTGAACATGATAATGAATTAATGTGTGCTAATGCATTAACAACTCTAAACGATATACACAATTATTATTGGTATTTGTCTGATCATGACTTTGATGAGGAAGAGTGGCATGACATAAATTGTGGATATATAGAAGAAAGGTAAATATGAAAAAAGTAATAGAAACAGGTGTCATTGAAGAGATTGAGAATGGTAAAACTGTAGTAGTTCCTGAAAAGGCAGAGGGAACAATCAAAGATATGAAACTTCAATATACAGTTAATCTTATGGCAGATCATGGGATTGAAACAGTAATTTATAAAGAGGGATCATTTATACAAGTGACAGCGATTAAATCTGATTGTATCGAAATACAAAGAGGGTTAAAGTTTATTTCTTAATAGATTAACCAAGACCGAGAGTGATTCTTCTACCTCCCACTCTCAGCTTTGGAACTATACCAAAAAAGAATTTAATAAATGTATAATTTAATTATACAATAGGAGGAAAATATTAATACAAGTAAATTAAGACCACCACATGGTTGGGTAGGTGGCAAATCAAAACTAGCAAAACAAATTGTTTCTTTAATACCAAATGATCACAACTTATATGTTGAAGTATTTGGAGGGGCTTTAAATGTCCTGTATGCAAAAGAAGTTCCAACACATGGAAAATATAGAGAGGTTGCAAATGACTTCAACAATGATCTTATTAACCTGCATAGGTGCATAAGAGATAATCCTTTATTATTGGAAAAATATTTAAATGAATTGTTTATCAGTAGAGTGATCTTTACAGATATAAAATATAAATTGATAGAACCTCGTGACCATGTAGAAAGGGCTTGTTTTTATTTCTATCAGTTACAGATGAGTTTTGGAAGCAAGGGAGATAACTTTGCAATGGCTTGTAAAAGTAGAAAGCCAAAAAACATATTTAAAGATTTTACTAAATGGTCCGACAGATTAAAAATGGTTACGATTGAAAATATGGACTTTCAAAAGTTAATATCAAACTATGATCGTGAAGATGCATTCTTTTATTGTGATCCTCCGTATGTTGGAACTGAGAGTTATTATAAAAATGAGAAAACCTTTGATTTAAATGACCACAAAAGGCTACACAAGAGCTTAAAAGGGTTAAAGGGTAGGTTTCTATTATCTTACAACGATTGTGAATTTGTGAGGGGGTTATATAAAGATTATAAAATAGTGGAAAGTGATAAGTTTGATTATACACTTGGGAGCAATGTTCACAAGCAAAAAAAGACAGTTTGTGAGTTGTATATTATGAATTATTAGTATGTCTCCGACATCAATGTCGGAGACATACTAAAAGAGATGATTATAATCCCATTTAAATTGTACTATATGATAATCAGATAGACCATCTTTTTTAGTAATATAATTTTGTTCTATAAGGGCAGTTTTAAAATTCTTTTCTGAAATATAGAAATGTCCTGTATCTCTTAATGAGTTTATAACTCTTTCTGCACAGTGTTTTAAATTATATGTTGAATATTTTTTATTAAACCTATTTGATTTCATCATAAAAGATTTAATAAATAAAGTGGCCATTTTAATTTGTTCTTCATTTCTTTGCTTTATTTCTTCTTCTGTTGGTTTTTTCATTTTATGTCTCTCCTTTTTGTGCAAACTCACTATTTTCTTTTACAAACTCAACAACATCAACACTAACTGCATATATCTTCGCTGTATCTTCAATACTAACAGTTCTTAGAGTTCCTGCTATGTTGTTAAATAAATTAACTACATTCATTCCTTCTTGGTCTGCCACCTGTACAAGTTCAGGGGCTTTTTCTTTTATTAGATTTTCCATTATTTCCAAACTCCATCTTTAAAAAAGTGATCTCTTGCAGTTCCAAGCTGATAAATAGTCAATATTCTATTTTCATCAATCTTTTTAAACTCATTTGTATAAATAGAGCTTTCAAACAGGTTATTATCTTTTCCAACTTGAAACTGCATATATCCATCGTAAACACCTAAATAAATAACCTCTTCACTAAAGAAATTATCAAGAGTTGTTTTATCTCCTGCTTTAAGTGTTGTTCCATTGATTGAGACTTCTACCTTTTCAATATGAGATAGTGCCTCTGCTTTAAATACTCTAATTAGTCCTATCCCTGTATCTATATAAGATTTAATATCATTCTCTTGGATCATAATATCTTCTCCCCTAAATACAAAATAAACTCATCTGCTCTCTCAAACCAATTATTAACTTTTTTAATCATCTTTGCCATATTAAAACCTTTATAGGATATAATACGGAACTTTTAAAAATTGCTCGACCAAAAGTATTTTTAAAGTCCGTATGGGTTAGCTCTTTTTAGAGCACCTGTACACTTCTTAAATTATCCCACTATTTACCATTTTTATGTATTTCATAGTTAGCAAGAAACAATTTTTTAGCAACTGCATTTGGAGTTCTATCTTTACGATCAGTTAAACTCTCTAAATATTCCAGTTGTTCATCATCTACAACAAAAGCTATTTTATTTGTTGCTTTACTTTTACCTGCTGTAGGTCTTCCTGACTTTTTAGTTTCTGTTTTACTTTGCACCTCCTGTTTAAGTTGTTTGTGTTCTTGTTCTTTAGCCTCTGCATTTTCAAAAGTATTGATATGCTCATGTTCTAAAACTGCATTTATTCCTAATTTCTTTTTATCCTTTACCATTATTCTGCTCCTGTTAATTTTTCTTTTAATAGATTTTCATATTCTGTCTCATCATTGATGATCTCTTTTAATATTGCTTTGTATTCAGGGATAAAGTTCCTTGACTGCCAAGCTACTGTTTTACTTTCATTTACTAACTCTAACGGAGAGTTACCAAACTCTAAAGCATTTTTTAAAAGCTTTGTTTTTCTAAGTCCAAGCACTTTAACATCTTTGAAAACTTCATTAATAGATTCTTTAACCTCTTTAAAATCTGTTTTATTCTCTGTTCTAGTTGCAACAACTAAAAAGTTATCGTTGTACTTAGAAAGCTCTTGGATTGTTTTAATTGCTTTCATCTTTGAGTTAAGATCATTAATACAAGGAACGATCACAATATCACAATGTTTGATAATATCAATCACACCTGCATCAACAAAACCTCCAAAGTCATAGATAGTCTCATCAATAACTTTAGGTTGCTTTGTAATCTTTGCCATATCAGGATATGCCATCTCAATCACACTATCATCATTTGAGATTAAATAGTAATCAAGCTCTTTAGCTACAGCGAAACTAATCGCTGTTTTACCTGCTCCACCATCTGTTGTGATAACTGCTATTTTTTTATTCATCTACTCCCCTTTTTTAGTCATATAATGTTCAGTTGATACAAGTCTATCTTTATCAATCTCATGCCCTAAAATATCACTTTTAAAGTCAATCTCTTCTCTCTCAGTTCCTTTGTCTTTTCCAAAGTCAAGATAAGCAATCTCAGCATAAATCTCTCTTGCATCATGGAAAGTAAAGTTAGTTCCTGTAATTCTTTTAAATGATCTGTTAAAAATATGATTGTATTTTGAATTAACCTGTTGATGAGATAACTCTTTAGTATCAACATCTTTTCTAATTTGTGCAATAAGACCTTTTAAGAAGTTAAAATCATCATCAAGGCTTACAGCTTCAATTTCTACACCCTCAGAACCTTTTTTGCTTAGTCCCTTGTAATACCACACATTTTTCTTTTTTACTAGCTCTAAGGTCTTTAAAATCTCAGTATTTCTACGACCTGTAACTAATGCGATGTATGTTGCATATAAATAGCTTCTCGCTTGAGATACTTTTTGTTGTTTTGCGATTGGTACACCGTTATTTTTATAATCTTCCTCAGTTGCTTTAGCTCCAAGAGATTGTACTGTTTCAATATTGTGCTTTAATTGACTAATTACATTTTTGATTTGTGTTACATCAAAAGTCTCTTTTGTGTCGATCTTCTCCAATACCTTTTTTTTATCAGCTTCATTAAGTCTATCGTACACCTCAGCAGGGATACTAAATAACTCTAAAGCTAAATCTTGCCATTGGTCAGCAACATCTTTAATAACATTTCTCATGTCAGTATAGTATCGCTTAACTGTATTTATTTTTCTAGCTCCCATCCAACAATAAGGGATGTATTTAGCTACAACTCTGATAGTGTCTCTTTTTTCTTTACAATTGATAAGCTCATCTTTAAACTGTGCTCTAACCTCTTTAAGTGAAGATACACCATAAAAGATTTTAATTGTCTCTTCATGGCTTTTCTCTTCCTGTGGAAGATTATCTTTAATTGCCTGTTCTACAGTAGAGCTTACAACCTCACTAACCTCATCGGCTACCTCGTGGCTGTTAATCTCCTGTTCAACAGTTACATTCTCCTCTTTATCATTAATAGTTTGTTGTAGCTCAGTAACTTGGTTAGTTAGAGCTTCAATCATCTTAACTAACTCTGAGTTATCAGCTGTAGCAGTTGCAGGTGCAGGTTTAACATATACCTCCCACTTCTTTTCTTTAGCTGTAATGACATTAAAAGGTTTACCCTCGTTATCTACAGGCTGTCCCTGCTCATTAGCTACAATGTACTTATCTTTGTCCCAATTAGTAGCTCTAACCATCTCTCCTGAAAACAACTTATTTATAGCTGTGTTTTTTACCATAGTAACTCCTTAATATTCTTTTACTGTTAAAATTATAGTGTAACCAAACTTAAATTAATATAATACTATACATATTAATATATAAATATACAAAGTTTAAAAAGCCGATTAATAGGGATATAATAAAAAGTATAATTAATATAATAGTATAGGGAGTATTTAAAAGATAATTTATAGCACGAAAATTTTTCCTTTTCTTTTGCATA